ATGAATATTCAACCGATTCGAACCGATGCGGATTACAAGGCGGCTCTCGCTGCGGTATCCGCGCTTGTTGATGCCGATCCCGCTCCGGGCACCCCGGAAGGGGATCAACTGGACATCTTGTCGATTTTGGTCGAGCGTTATGAGGCGGAGCATTTCCCGCTTGATGCACCGAGTCCCGTCGAAGCAATCAAGTTTCGGATGGAACAGGCTGGGTTGTCGGCACCAGACATGCAGCCGTATATCGGTAACACTAATCGAGTGTATGAGGTGTTGACTGGTAAGCGTGCGCTCAGTCTCGCGATGATCCGCCGCCTGCACGCGGGCCTACATATTCCGGCTGAAATTCTGATTGGGACTGTATAAGTTTGAGGGTTTCCTCAAAGCAAGACGGCACCGATTGGTGCCGTCTTGCTGAGCGCTACTGTGACGTCTCCGGGTTGGACAAGACGCGCAGATATCCCGAGCCCATGAGAAAGTTTCGGTACGATCGAATTGAAACATTCCATGCCGCGCGCGCGACGTCGGGGCTTGCGTCCAGGACATTTCCCCGTGCGTCGACGACAGCGAGGGTTGCCGGTTCACCGGTACTGGTCTTGACGCTCAGCCCCTCGTAGCTGACTGCCGAAATTTCAAAGTTGTTTTGCGCAGTCATAGTTGCGTCATCCATGTAGTGAATGCTTCGATGCGGCCGAGTTTGATAAGGCTTCGCTCTCTTGGATAGTTTTGCGCTGCGCGGGCGACGCTTCATCATCCTGAATTGCTTTTACTCGTGCTAGCTTGCCATCACGCGGATGTGGCGATGTGCTTGATGTGCCGTTAACGCGCGCTAGAGCGAAGGACGAAAGCTTGTCCGCCCGTTTCCGCTGTTGCGGCAGCGGACATGGGGTAGAGGAGGCCAAGTGTGAAATCATTTTGCGATCTCCTGCACTATTCTGGATGGCTGATTGAGGAAATCCCTGAGGCCAGTCAATGCACGATGCACGCTTTCAACGGTGCCGGGCGAAAGTTTGCCGAAGCAGGGATCATGCAGGATCGACTGTAGTACCCACAAAAGTTGCTTTGCCTGCTTGTCGACGATTTTTCGCTGAGCCGATGTGCGCGCGGTCTTCAAGAGGACGTCGGTCGCAGCGTTCGAACCGTCTGCCTTGATATGTTTCTTCGTAACCTTCGTTTTGCCCGCGTCTTTCGCTTTCGAAATACCGGCAACGATGCGCTCCAGCGCCTTCTCTGCGCCATGCAGGCGGATCTGCTCGATCGCCAGCGTGCCTGAGACGATTCCTTTGCGAATCAGCCCGTGCAGTTCGGTGGGTGCGTTCTCCAACAAAGCGACGTCTCGTATTGTTCGATCCGTGATATTCAGGCGTGCTCGAATGGTCTGAGCGTCGACACCATGCACGTCGCGCAGTTCGGCAATCTTTGTCACGTCCATTACGGGACGCTGAAGGGCACCGTCGAGGCGGTCTACGAAGCCAATCCGGGGCTCGCGCGCGAGCCGCAGCCGTTCCGGTCGGGCGTTTTGATCACGATGCCGGATCTCGATGTGCCGCGCGATGAACCGATTCTGCTCTGGTCGTGAGGGGGCGTGATGCGGGCCATTTTTCAGATCATCGCGAACGGCGACGACATTACGCGCGTGATTCAGGACCGTGTGTTGCGCGTTCAGACAACCGATAAGCCGGGCCTTGAGGCGGACGAATGCGAGATCGAGCTGGACGATCGCGACGGCAAGGTTCGATTTCCGCCAAAGGGCGCAACGTTGAAGATCTCGCTCGGATGGGAGGGGCAGGGGCTGTCGATGCTCGGGGAGTATGCAGTCGACGAGATCGTTCTGCGCGGGCCGCCGGCGACGATCGTTATCCGCGGCCGGCCGGCCAACCTGCACGCGACGTCTAAGACGCAACGTAACGGCAGTTGGACGAACGTGAAGCTGGCCGACATCGTCGGCGACGTCGCGCGGCGCAACAAATGGGTCGCCAGCGGTGCCGCGCGCGGATCAGTTCGGTGAGAGCGACCTGCATTTCATCACGCGCATCGCGCGGCAATACGGCGCGACAGCGACGGTGAAGGCGGGAAAACTGATTGTCGGGCCGATTGGCGGTGGCAAGAGCGCGAGCGGCAAAGGGCTGCCGGCTATCACATTGACACGAAGTGATTTGACGGACTACGAAATTTCGTTTCCTGACCGCACGAGCTTTGTTGCCGTGCGGACGAAGGTGCATGACAAAAAGACCGGGAAGAAGATCGATCTCACGATCCCGAATCCGGATGCGCCTCCGGGGGCTGCTGCGGTGCATACCGAGCGCCATGCGTTTGCCAGTCGGGAGGCCGCGACGGCGGGCGCGAAGTCGCGTCTCGAGAAGCTCAATCGGCATACGGCACGCAGCGTGTTGAGGATGAAGGGACGTACAGACATCGCGGCCGAGAAGACGGTGAGGCTGTTGGGCTTCAAGCAAGAGGCGGACGGGGATTTCCTCGTTGACTCAGTCCGGCACACGTATTCGAGCAATGGGTGGGAGACGTCGGTGGAGTTGAACGCCGGTAACAAGGGCAAGGCAAAGGCTGGGCATCGCAAGAAGTCGACGACGAAGATCAACCTCGTCGTGCCATCACCACCGAAGTAAGGCGCACATGCGTCGATTTTGGTAGCCGCCTCGAGGCAACTCGGGCGGCTTTTTCTTTTTATACGGGGGTGGAATGCAGGACCACGAGAAAACCATTCTGGAGCTGATCCTCATGGGGGGATTGATCGGTGTCGCAAAGGTGCTGGTTGGCAGCGAGCAGTTGACGTTCCGGCTTGTCGCGGGCAGGGCGGTGTTGGGTTCAGCGACATCGATGGTCGCGGGGCTGGCGCTGTTGCAGATTCCGGATCTACCGCCCATCGCGCTGCTGGGCCTCGGCAGTGCGTTCGGCATTATCGGGTCGCAATACCTCGAAGTGCTGTTGCGTCGGAATGCAAAGCGATTGTTCGGGGAGAAATGACGATGGCGCGTATCAGTGCTGCTGCTGCTGGCGGTCGGAATCGTATCGCGTTTTTGGACATGATTGCGGTGAGCGAGATCAGCTTCGCGCTACTGGCGAAGTCTGACGACGGCTACAACGTGCTGGTTGGATCGACGCCGTCGCGCCCACTGCTGTTTTCGAACTACGCCGTGCATCCGAATATCCTCAATCGGCAGATCCCGATCCCGTCGACGGCCGCCGGCCGCTATCAGATCCTCACACGCTGGTGGCGGATCTATCAGGCTCAGATGAAGCTACCAGACTTTGGTCCGGTTTCGCAGGACCGGTATGCATTGCAGCAACTGCGCGAGCACGGCGCATTGCCGTTGATCGACGCAGGTCAGTTCCGAGCGGCGGTCGCCAAGGTCGCGAACGTATGGGCCAGTCTGCCGGGGGCCGGGTACGGCCAACACGAAAACAAGATTGAGCATTTGCTCGCCGCATATCGCACGGCCGGCGGGGAGGTAGTCGCGTGACCTGGATCGATCCGCGAATTTGGTTTGCCGTAATTGCTGCTGCGGTATCGGGCTCGGCAGCCGGCTATTTCAAGGGACACGCCGACGGCGTACGCACGACGGCGGCTGTCGCGCAGAAAGCGCAACTCGACGCCGTTGCCGCCGCGCGCACCGAGGAACAACGCCGCGCAGCGGCCCAACAGGAGATTGCTGAAGATGCTGCGAAACAACGTGACCGGGCGCGCGCTGATGCTGCCGCCGCTGCTTCTGCTGCTGACGGCCTGCGCAAGCAAGTCGCCGTGCTTGTCGAGCGCGCCCGCCATTCCGCCGTTACCGCCGGAAGTGCGCCAACCGGCGACGCCCTCGATTTGCTTGCCGACATGCTCGGCCGGGCTGATGCACGAGCGGGAGAGTTGGCGCGCATCGCTGATGAACGGGGCGTCGCCGGCCGGCAATGTGAAGCCGATTACGACGCGTTGACGCGCATCACGCGAACTGAGCGGCCGCATTAGGGCGGCGATTGAGAGAAACAGGGCGGCCGAGGGGCGTGCGGGAACACGCTCCTCGGTCGCCTTTTCACTGTCCGAGCCAGTGAATCAGCCAAGGCCCTGCTACCTACCGGTAGGCGGGCCGGATTCTACACCAAGTTTAAAAACGGCTTTCACAATGGCAAATCCGATTATTCCGTGGATCGGCGGTAAGCGCCGACTTGCGGACCACATCATTCCGCGCTTTCCGGCGCATGAGTGTTATGTCGAAGTATTCGCCGGCGGGGCGGCGTTGTACTTTCTGCGACCGCCGGCCAGGGTCGAGGTGATCAACGACGTCAACGGCGAACTGATCAATCTCTACCGGGTTGTGCAGCACCACCTCGAAGAGTTCGTGAGGCAATTCAAGTGGGCGCTGACGAGCCGGCAGGTATTCGAATGGTTGAAGCAAACCGTTCCGGAAACCCTCACCGATATTCAGCGCGCAGCGCGGTTTTATTACCTGCAAAAAAGTTGCTTTGGCGGCAAGCTGGAAGGGCAGACATTTGGAACTGCGACGACGACTCCGCCCGGCCTGAATCTACTGCGTATCGAGGAGGAACTGTCGGCGGCTCATCTGAGACTCGCCAATACGTATATCGAGCGGCTCGACTGGAGTGCTTGCATCGATCGCTACGACCGGCCGCATACGCTGTTGTCGGGTAAGGACACGGCGTTGCCGCCGCATCCTCCCCTAAGAACCGTACGTGCCAGTTTCCCGGCATACGGCTCA